ATGAGCGATAACCTAATGATCGGAGCATTATTCACTATAGTTTCAATAGTTAGAAGCTATGCGTTGCGAAGATTATTTAATTATATTTCTGTAATGGGGAACAAATGAAAGATAAAATGAATAAAATCCATCATGGAGATTGCCTTGCTTTTATGAAGCAAGTACCTGATAACTATTTTGACTTGGTGCTAACTGATCCACCGTATGAAATATCTAAGTCAGACCCGGGCAAAAGTAGCATTATGTCACTTGGTAAATTTTCAAGTGTTGGGAAATTAGCTGATATTAGCGATGGATTTGACGTTGGTTTAGTTTTAAATGAGTGCTTACGCATTACAAAAAAAGCAAATATGTTTATATTTTGCAGCAATAAACAAGTATCAAAAATAATGCAGTTTGGAGAGAGTAGAGGATTTTATACAACCGCTTTAGTGTGGCATAAAAATAACTCAGCCCCATTCGCTAACGGGGTGTGGCGTGGAGACATTGAGTTTTGTATTCACATTCGTGAAAAAGGCGCATATTTTGAAGGAGATGCAAGCATAAAGCAGAAGGTAACAACACTACCAGCTAACCCGTCAGAGTTTGGGCATCCTACAGAGAAACCTATCCGATTAGTAGATAAGTACCTAAGAATAGGAGCCACGCAAGGGCATAAAGTTTTCGACCCCTTCATGGGAAGCGGAACCACAGCTGTAGCATGTAAATCACTTGGTTTAGATTGGTGTGGTTGTGAGTTGGAAGCCGATTATGTAGCAATAGCGAATAAACGACTGGAAGCTGTGCAGGGGAGCTTGTTTTAGACTATGCGCTTAGCAACTATCTTCTCAGGTATCGGTGCGCCTGAACAGGCAATGCACCGGATTAATCCAAATTTTAAAACTGTATTTGCGTGTGAGTGGGATAAGTTTGCACGGCAAAGCTATCAAGCTATCTACGATATTGACGAGGCGCATTTCCATAAAGACGTTCACGATCTTAACGGTACACAATATCTAGGCAAGGTTGATATTTTGGTCGGAGGCTCACCGTGCCAAGCATTCAGTATTGCAGGGCTTAGAAATGGAACTGACGACGAAAGAGGACAATTAATCTATCAATACATCCGTATCGTGGATGAAGTTAAATCGCCCGTGATAGTATATGAAAACGTGAAAGGAATGCTATCAATAGATGGCGGTAGAACGATAAATGAGTTTGTACAAGCGTTGCGTGATATTGGCTACTATTGTCACTATGAAGTGGTGAATACTAAAGATTATGGAGTGCCACAAAATCGTGAGCGTATCTTTTTAGTCGGTTTTTTAGACCACGAAGCATATCACCGCTTTAGTTTCGCACCAAAGCAAAAGTTATATAAACGGCTAAAAGACGTCTTGGAAGATGATGTAGATGAGAAGTATTATTTAAAAGATAGCACGATAGCTCAATTCACTGAAAAAACAGAACGTGCAAAAAGAGAAGGAAACGGATTTGCTTTTAAGCCTTCCAATGGTGATAATATAGCCTATTCAATCACTACAAGAGCAGGCGGCAGAGTAGATGATAATTTTATAGACGTTATCGGCTTGATAGACTGCAAAGGTACAGACCAAATCCGTAGAGTATATGGGGTTGATGGAATTGCAGCGACACTTACGACTATGCAGGGTGGTAATCAAGAGCCGAAGATATTAGAAAAGCGTATACGCAAACTAACACCTCTTGAATGTTGGAGATTGCAAGATTTTCCAGACGAAGCGCACAATAAAGCAAAAGCGTCGGGGGTATCGGATAGTCAGCTTTATAAACAAGCCGGTAATTCAATGAGCGTAAACGTGCTTGAAATGATTTTTAGACAAATACTAAACGGTAAAAATAGTTACTTACTTTTTTAAATACTTTGAATAAATACACAATTAAAAAGGATAATGTAAATGATTAAAAAACTAATCACAATTAGAGCGAATTATCTCCTTAACGAATTAGACGAGATTGTATCGGCATACGCCGAGAGAGTAGTAAACGCTCAAAATGAGTTATCTCCGATTAAGCAAGCTATGGCAACATCTATGCCGCCTAAAGATATGAAGCGTATTAGTTCAATTATAGATCAATTAGGGTTGATGCAGGGAATATTTAAGGAGAAGGAATGAAAGAGTTTATAAAAATACTATTAATACCAAGATTCGATTATATTGATATTGTAATTATTGGTAGTTTATGGGAATTCTTAAGAAGGATGATAGTTGGATAATAAATCATTTTTGTTTAAATAAAATGCTATAATTTAATAGCGGTGAATTTACCCTAAGGATATAAATATGGCAGTTATTGACCTACAACTAATTCATATTGCGGATATTGTCGGAGAAGATAAACTATACGAATTAATAAATACTCATGGCGGCTGTAGAATATACCTACCTAAAAAAGATTTTGAATATAAACAACAGCAAAAAGCTTACTATCACGCAATATCAATCGGGTATAGTCACGAGGACGCATTAGCGTATGTAGCTCAACAGTTTAACCGATCAGTACGTACTATCGGAAGTCATTATAGTATGGGGATGTTCGAGTGATAACGATTAACAGCAATGTCTATGACGTGTCAGAGTTTATGAAGGTATCATCCAAGCAAGCAACGTTCGCACTATCTAAGACTATTAACGACTCATTATACTCAATCAAAGACGATTATCTTAAATCATTCGAGACTATATTTGATAGACCGAATATGAATTATTTAAAGAATGCATTCACAATTAAAAAATCCACTAAAACCAATTTAGCTGGTATGATCGAAGTAAGCCCGTGGGATATGGGTAAGGGGCAAACGCCTGAAGCTGTGTTACTACACCAAGTAGTAGGTGGTGACAGACCGCTTAAAAGGTTCGAGAAAGCGATGATAGGAAGCGGATTTATGAGTAGCAACATGATAGCAGTTCCGGCAGCAGGTGCGAAGCTTGACCAATATGGGAATATAAAGGGGAGTTTCTCTTCTATGCTTATCTCATATTTTGGAGCGTATCGCAAAGCTGGGTTTGGTGGTAATATGAAGCAAGAAACACGCGACAAGATGGCGCGATATGCTAAGATTAAGAAAACAAAGCATGATAGAAAGAATAAAGCTAAAGTAATCAATGGTGTCGTGTATTTTATGTCTAATGGTGGAAAGTTTGCGGCTGGTATATGGGCAAAGACCGGACATAGCGGAAGAAATATAAAGCCAGTGATTTTATTCGTAAGAACTCCAAACTATAAAAAGCGGTTTGACTTCTATGGGATAGCAGATATGAATATACAAACTAACTTTAAAGAAAGATATGCTAAGAATTTTGATTTTGCTATGAGTACTGCGAAATGATGGGGGAATGTCAAGCGGTGGGGGTACTTCAAGGTACTGTGGGCGGGATGCCAAACAAGGGTAATGCGACGCCCGCATTTTTTTTAGTCACAGAGTTGCATAATGGGGTTAAGTTTATTTTAATTAAAAAGGCAAAAAAATGAAACAAAAAATAGTTTATAAATCAGTAAAAGAACTTGTGCCATACGCACGCAACAGCAGAACGCACTCGGACGAGCAAGTTGCTCAGATTATGGCAAGTATAAAAGAGTTCGGGTTTACGAACCCTATTTTAACCGATGGAGATAATGGAATCATTGCAGGACATGGGCGTGTTGTAGCGGCGCAACGTATGGGATTAGATGAAGTGCCAACGATTGAGCTATCGCATCTTACAGAGGCGCAGAAAAAAGCTTACATCATCGCCGATAATAAACTCGCATTGAACAGCGGGTGGGATGAAGAAATGCTTGCTATCGAAATTCAAGAGCTTCACGACTTGGGCTATGACTTAGACTTAACTGGCTTCTCAATGGACGAGCTTTTAGAGATGGATATTAATTTGGAAGGCGCGCTTGAAGCAGTAATTGATGAAAGTAAAGCGGATGATGTTCCTGAAGTGGTAGAAAATCCAGTTATTAAGTTGGGCGACTTAATAGAGCTTGGTAATCATCGGTTACTTTGTGGGGACAGCACGAAGGATGAAGATGTTAAGCGGTTAATGGATGGTAAAAAGGCTGATATGGTTTTCACTGATCCGCCGTATGGGGTGAGCTATTCTAACAATATGAATACTAAGCATAATGTAATCAAAAATGATGATGTATTTTTAGATGGTTGGATTCCACTCGTTGAGAAATATTCTAAAGGTTTCATTTTTATGTGGACTGGATATCAAGTTGTTCATAAATGGATTGAGATAGGAAAGCCATTCGGAGATATAACAAATATGATTATTTGGTCTAAAGGTGGCGGAGGTCTTGGGGACTTGTATAAAAGATTTTCGACAGATTTTGAAATAGCACTCGTATGGAACAGAGGGGCAGAACTTCAAGATAAGCGCATCGGGAGTGTGTGGAGCATCAATAAAGACAACGGGGCATCATATGTTCATCCAACGCAGAAGCCAGTTGAACTCATGGAGAAGGGAATATTTAACTGCTCGTTTGCAAAATCAATCGTTATGGATTTATTTTTAGGAAGTGGTAGTACTCTCATAGCGTGTGAAAATCTAAACCGTAAATGTTATGGAATGGAACTTGACGAAAAATACGCCCAAGTAATCATCCAACGCTGGTGCGATTACACTCAAATAGACTCTATCAAAATCAATGGGGAAATGGTATCGTGGAATGACTATAAAAACAGTGTGGATTGATGACACCAAGCAACCTAAACCGCAAGAGGTAACAATTGGAAAATAAACAAGTTACTCCTAAAACAATAAACGCAGCTGATCTTGCAAAGATATTAGACCTTAGCGAGGTAAGTATCCACGAACTCGTTAAGAAAAATATTATACCGAAAGAGGGAAGAGGCAAGTTTATCCCTCACAAGTGTATCGTGTATTATATTAGACATTTACGCGAGCAAGCCGCAGGGCGCGGTGGAACAGATTTAACGGATGAACGATCACGGCTCGCAAGAGCGCAAGCAGAAAGAGTAGAGATGGAGAATGAAGTAACCCGTGGGAATCTTATCAGCATTGAAGATGTGAGAAAAGAGAACGAATATACCGATATGGCTATACGAAATAAATTGCTTGGAATTAGTAAGAAGCTCGCCCCGCATTTATTTTTGATAGACAATCTTGCTGAAACAGAAAAGATAATTGATGATAATATTTACGAGATATTACTTGAATTGTCAAGACTTGGCAATAATGAATGTTAGAACACGCAATTTTTTAGTATATGCTCCACCTCCAAAGCTCACCGTATCACAATGGGCAGACTCATATCGATACCTATCAAGCGAATCATCAAGCGAGTCTGGGAAATGGAGCACCTCACGGGCAGAATACCAACGCGGTATTATGGACGCATTCAGTGATCCATTAATCCATACCGTTGTATGGATGAGTTCGGCACAGGTTGGTAAGACTGAGGCACTTAACAATATCATAGGGTACTTCATCGATCAAGACCCTTCGCCTATCTTAGGATTGCAGCCTACCTTAGAGATGGGTCAAACTTGGTCAAAAGACCGTATCTCTCCAATGCTTCGTGATACACCAGCGCTCAAAGACAAAATAGCAGACGCTCGGTCACGGGATAGCGGTAATACAATCCTGCATAAGACGTTTAGTGGTGGACACCTTACTATCGCAGGGGCGAACTCTCCCGCCTCCCTTGCATCTCGCCCGGTCCGTGTAGTTCTTTGCGATGAGATAGACCGTTATCCTGCATCGGCTGGGGCGGAAGGTGATCCCGTATCGCTTGCCTTCAAGCGGACAACTACGTTTTGGAATAAAAAGCGGATGCTAACCTCAACCCCCACGATCAAAGGGGTATCACGGATCGAAATGGCATACGAAGAGAGCGACATGAGACGCTTTTATATTCCTTGTCCGGAATGTTCGCACGAACAGACCTTGAAGTGGTCGAATGTTGTATGGGAAAAAGACGATATTCACACGGCGCATTATTCGTGCGAGAATTGCGGCTCACTTTGGAGCGACACAAAACGATGGGGAGCCATCAAAAAAGGGCGTTGGATAGCTGAAAAAGAGACAAAAGGTATCGCAGGGTTTCACCTAAACGAGATTTACAGCCCTTGGGTATCTCTTAGCGATATGGTAACAAACTTCTTAGAGGCAAAAAAATCAAAAGAAACTCTAAAAACCTTCGTAAATACTTCGCTGGGGGAGACATGGGAAGAAGAGGGTATACAGCTCGATGACAATGAGCTAATGAAGCGAAGAGAGGATTATATTAATGTGCCAAGCGGTGCGCTTGTATTAGTTGCAGGGTGCGACGTTCAGGACGACCGTATTGAAGTAGAGATTAAGGGTTTTGGAGCGGGAGAAGAGTCGTGGAGCGTTGATTATAAAATCATATACGGTGACCCCGCAAAGCCAAATGTATGGCAGGACTTAGACACCGCACTATTGCAACAGTATCAAAATGAAGATTGTTACCCAATGCGTATCGCTTCAGCTTGTATTGACTCTGGGGGACACTTCACGGATGCGGTTTATAAGTTCGTGAAGAACAAAGAATCCCGCCGTGTGTATGCTGTTAAGGGTTCAAGTTCAGCTGGTGCGCCACTTGTTAATCGTGGAACGAGATCGAATAAGGGCAATGTCAAACTATTCGCAGTGGGAACCGATACCGCTAAAGAGCTGATATTCGCGCGGCTTAAAATCGAAGAATTCGGGGCTGGGTATATGCACTTCAATAGAAAAATAAACGATGAGGAATATTTTAAGCAGTTAACGGCCGAGAAAATAACGACCAAATTCGTAAGAGGCTTCCCAGCTAGAGTATGGACAAAGACACGGCCACGTAATGAGGCGTTAGACTTGAATGTTTATGCCTTAGCCGCTCTTGCTATTCTTAACCCTAACTGGTCAGCATTGCAGGCCAACATGGCTAAAAAAACACAGCTAAAAGAAGATAAACAACCACAAATACAAGAAGAGAGACAGCAGTTTATGAAACCAAATAGACCGCAAAAACCGCGAGGAAGTTGGGCTAAAAACTGGTGATTAGATAAAATTTTAATCTTTTCCAATTTTACGCTTTCCAAAATGTGAAAATTGTATCAATGGATAACTTAGCACTTGATTCTCTATTTATCGGCGATACTGTCACTAAGCAAATTAACCTTAATGGTTATTACCCTGCTGACTACACTCTTAAATATGAGATAGGGGATATTACGCTTACAT